AGCAACATGACTTAAGTCGTTACGTAAATTGTTGAGCATACTTTCACTAATAACTTTTTGATTTAAGTCTTGTGGTATTCTTTCGCCTTCGTAAAAGATTGGTATTATGCGTGATAGTAGTCCTTGTGATCTAGCATCTTCTGGTAAGTTATCTACAAACTGTTCTGGCGTAGCACAAGCTATCCAATTTAAACAAGGGCCTTCAATTAAATATTCTCCAGATGTTTTTGTCTTGTGACTGTATTGATCTTTAGCATCCCACATATCTGTTAAAAACATTTGTAAGTATCTTTCGTTCCTGCCCATGAATGTACCAAACTCAGAAGTTACTAGAGTCAAAGATGAATCATAGAACTCTGGGTTCTCTTCAGTACATAGACGTAAATCCATACGAGTAATCTTAGTCATATCAACTGCGAGTTTCTCTGGAGTAATTCTATCTTGTATAGAATACAAAGGATGATTACGCAATCCATATGTATCTAAACCAGAATTAAAATTATGATCTTCTTCTGTTGCGCCTACAGGTGATGTAAGTCTGCTAAATACTTTTGAGAAAGGTACTATTAAACTTACTGACTTGTTACGTCCAGGTGATGCTATAAGTATAACAAATAGGTTAGACCCAATGTTATAGTTAGCCATAGGAAACCAAACTTTTCTTCCCAATGCGCCTGCGATTGATGAGATAGCTGTCCATTGTGCAAATGGTTTAGGAATGGGGCTATATTTAACTGCATCAGTACAAGCTTTTATGTAGTCGGGGTAGTTCCTTGCCATACTTTCATATCCTTCCATGTGTCACCAATCTCAACTGAAGATGGTATAACCATTTTACGTCCATCGACCATCAATGGATTGTACATTCTTTCTAATACTTTAGGCATTAGTTCGTCTATCTTACCTACAGGGCATTGCCCTAATATTGCATCGTGAACTTGTCCCAATACTTCAACACCTTCTGTAGCCAACTCATTCCATACTCTGTATAAACCTAGATTTAATAAGTCACCTATCGTAGATTGTGGCACATAAGCGATGGCTTGTCGCAGTGTAGAGTTGTCAGAAAGTCTATCCCAGAACTGTCTGCGTCTACCAAATGGAGTAGTCAAACAACCCTTTTCATTTAACTCCAATCTAATTGCACGATGCCAGTCTCTAATTCCAGAAAAGGCACCCTTGACTTTTAACATGTTGCCAGATAGTTTTTCTCCTTGATCAATCAATTCTCTGAAGCCTCCCTTGATGTCTTGTTTATGCCAACGTTCTACTGATTCTAATGATACCATACCACCAAAATAAAGCAACTGAAATCTTGTAGCTTGTGATACTTTTATTTTAATCTGACGTGCAAGCGAGTGTGCCGTAACACCATAGTTAGTACCATGTCCTGCTCGTTTACAAATATCTCTGTAACTGTGATGCAAGTAGTAAGGTTTGTCCGCTAGTGCTCTATCTTGTTTAGGATCTCCAGACCAACCCATGTTGGGCCAGACCATCTTAACAACTTCTGTATGTAAGTCTGTGCTTTCACAGACATCTATATAGTTTTGATCACCAGCTAAGTATGCAACCGCTCTAGATTCCGCTTGTTCTAAATCGGCATAAAACATTTTCTGGCCTGTATCTGGTATGAATACAGCACGTAAGTCTTTAGTCACATTTTGTAAGTTAGTGCCTGTACGCCAAGGACTTTCTGAAGAAGACCAACGACCTGTCTCTGTGCCTGCCACATTGTATGAGCAACGAATACGTCCGTCTTTATCTCTTGTAGATGCTAGTACAGATAAGTGTTTGTCGATATCGCGTAGTGCTAGTATGGTGTAGCAAAATGGTTTAGCTCTTGGATATGTTTCTGATAATTGTTCCAACGCCGCTCTGTCTGTGGATATCTTCTGCTTACCCCCCTTGTAGGAAACAACAGGTGGTAAGTTTAGTTCTTCATATAAAAGTTTTTTAAGTTGAACAGGGCTGTTGTGATTTAAATCCTTACCCCACACAGCATTAGCAAACAAATGTAACATGCGCTCTAGTTTTAATCTATTCTTTTTAAGTGGTTCTTTTATACTACGAACCTTTTCTTCATCAACCCTAAGACCTTTGAGCATCATGCTCATGGCAGGCTTTAAACTATTTAATTCAAACTGGTAGGTTGCTGTTGTATTTTCATCTAACTCTTCATAAATCTTTGTCCATATCTCATGAGTAAGTGTGCAATCCAAAGCACAGTATACCCAGTTCATTTGGTTCTTGGATAAATCGTGTTTACCTATTTCCGTATTTTTTATTATTCGCATAACTCACCTGCTATCGCAGAGTACCCAACCATATCTATGTATGTATCAGCACTAGGAGTTCCTTGTTGTAGTCTTGCAACTTTTAATAGTAGCATGCAGATGGCTACGTCATGTGGAGAAACATCTGTTTTAAGATAAGCGCTCCAAAGATTAGCTATGTTTTCATGATTTGCTTTTTTGTTTCCGTATTCTTTTTCTCTGTCGCCACTCAATAGCTCTTTCGCTTTCTTTAAATTTTCGTTTATAGTTACTGCCATATACCTTCTCCATTAAGTTATTAATTTCTGTTCTTGTTCTTGCGGAATCTAAATCAGCTAAGTCACACACTGATTCAAAATCTTCTTTGTCTTGCCCAAACCATTTCCACGAATACATGTGGGCTTTTCTATCTTCTTTGCCATTGCCTTCATACAATAAATCTTGAAGTAATTGATCAAGGACTGCTCTCCATAATCTGACATAAGATTCAGATTGGTAGTCCCATATCCTATCAATGGATTTAGCTGAGAAAAAATTGGGTCGTTTCACTATTCATCGGCTTTTGTGCTGTCAGAAAACTTGGCTAAAGTTTTCCATGCACCCTCATTAGTGTATGTGGAGCCCAGGAATCCAAGACCTTTTTCTAGTTCTGGTTGCAATGAATGTTGTGCATGCATAGTGTCGTGTATAACACCTTTGACTTCTATGCCTTGCATATACTTTAACCATGACACATCATATGTTTGATTTTGTGCAACTTTAACTATAGTCTCGTCTTCTAATAATCTCTTAACCCATGCCCAAGCCTTTTTCCTATCTGGTTCAGCCCAGTAATTATAGGTAAATGGTACAACGATTGCGTGGTTTAAGGAGGGGGCAAACCCAATACAAGTTATCTGCCCGCCTGCTGTTTCAATGTCGAATGATAAAGGCTTGGTGTCACCCAAATCTTTGATGTGTTTAGTTTCAAATGTATATAAGTCTTCTATGTTTGGTTCTATCCAAAGTTCTCGTTCTTCGTAGTTTATTTGTTTAGTTCTTGATTCACGTTTTGCTTTTTTATAATCAGAATAAAGATGATATCTGAATCCATAATTTTTAAAGACAGCCGACGGACTATAAGAAGGTATAATTTTGTAATTTCTGTTAAGAGAACCAGTATTAGATTCAATCACAGCACCCCGATACACGCCAATCTTATCAAAGCCCGTCAGTGCCCACAATGAAATACTACCCATAGCTATAATAACATTGGGCTGTGCCTCATTGATTTCATTATACAAACGTTCTAAGTCTTGACCCATCTCCTGTTTGAGGTATCCATAGGTGGTAATCGGATAAGGCGTTCTCCACTCAGAGTCTTTGCATAAAGCTTTGTACTCACTTCTTTTGTTGAAGAAGTTTTGTAAGTTGTTCTGTGCAGGCTTTAATTGTAATGCGTGGGTGAGCATGCATTTGTTGATGTCAATACCAACTTGTGTACAGATCCTGTTTATAATAAAATCACCCGCAAGTATTTTATTTAAACGCACTTCATCATCCGAAGGATGATCCATAACAATGCAGATCTGTGGTTTATCTACAAGTTGCGACGTAACTCTTCTGTGCACTGCATACTCACCCATATGATTATGCCGCTTTCAAGATACGACTGACAGAAGCCTGTAGTATATCTTTGTTTCTGCCGACCATTTCATGCTTTACAACAGCACTAAATGTTTGCCCAATGGATTGCTCTAACGCCTCACCAAAGCCCACCTTGTCCATGCTCATAGCATTAAACAAGAAAGATTTCAATGAAATCACAGGGTTACCCTGTTTCAAAGCATTCTTTGTAGCCCAGAACTCTAGTCTGGTTGGTTCACAGTTTTCCAAATCACCATCTGTGATGTCTGATTCTAGAACTGCTTGAGCCTTTACGTTGATACGCACAATCTCATTTTGCTTCTCACCAACTTTATCCGAACGATAACTAGTGATAACGAAATCGTAA